TGGCAGGGTATTGAAATGAAGTTAAATTCGGTTGGATCAAGCCGAGGCGATTATCCCTTTGTTACGATGACATTAGGACTTGCAACATCAAGATTCGGTAAAATGGCGTCGATTACTCTGTTACAAGTTCATTCGGAAGGACAAGGGAAAGATGGATTTAAGCGTCCTGTTTTGTTCCCTAAAATAGTATTTTTGTATGATAAAAATCTTCATGGAGATGGAAGTGAAGAATATCCTTGTGCTGATGTTTTTAATGCCGGTATTGATTGTAGTAGTAAAACAATGTATCCTGATTGGTTATCTTTGACCGGCGAAGGATATGTACCAGAAATGTATAAGAAATATGGCAGAGTGGTTAGTCCGATGGGATGCCGGGCATTCTTATCCCCTTGGTACGAAAGGGGTGGTATGCACCCGTTAGATGAAAATGATAAACCTGTATTTGAAGGTCGTTGTAATCTAGGTGTTGTATCATTACATCTACCTATGATACTTGCCAAAGCTAGAAAAGAATCAAAAGACTTTTATGAAGTATTAGATTATTATCTTGAAATGATTAGAAATCTACATAAAAGAACATACGATTATATAGGAGAACTTCGTGCAAGTATAAACCCTGTAGCTTTTTGTGAAGGTGGTTTATTGGGTGGACATTTAAAGCCAACAGATAAAATAAAATCTTTACTTCCACCTATGACCATGAGTTATGGTGTTACGGCTTTAAATGAGTTACAAAGATTATACAACGGTAAATCAATACGAGAAGATGGAGAATTTGCTCTTGAGGTTATGAAGTATATTAATGATTATACCAATAAAATCAAGGAAGAAGACCATATCCTTTATGCTATATACGGTACTCCAGCCGAGTCACTTTGCGGACTTCAAGTTGAGCAATTCCGTAAAATATATGGAATAGTCGAAAATGTGTCGGACAAACCATATGTAAGTAATTCATTCCACTGCCATGTATCAGAACAAATGTCACCGATAGAGAAGCAAGACAAAGAAGAAAGATTTTGGGATTTGTTTAATGGTGGCAAGATACAGTATTGTAGATATAATTTAGGCTATAATATTTTAGCAATAAAAACTCTTGTATTAAGAGCTATGGAAAAAGGATTTTATGAAGGTGTTAATCTTGCAATGTGTTATTGTGAAGAATGCGGTTATCAACAAGTAGAAATGGATGAATGTCCTGAATGTGGTAGTAGCATGATTACTAAAATAGATCGCATGAATGGCTATTTAGGATTCACAAGAGTTCATGGCGAAACAAGATACAATGAAGCAAAAAATGCTGAAATTGCCGACAGAAAAAGTATGTAATGTTTTTCAAATTATGACAGACATAAAAACATACAACAGAATCAAAGACTTCATAGAAAGTCAATTTGAAGTGCATCTTACTCCGTATCAAGAAATGCTTCTACACTATTATCTTGATACGGAAGTTCAAGATAAATTATCTTCACTTTATGAAGATAGAAAAAATGTTTAA